GGTTATTGACGGAAGACAAGATCTTACCACCAAACGAGTTTTTAACTCGATCCGCGAAGCTGTTCGCCTTGCTGGTTAAGTTGGTAAACATACTGGACCACGAAGAGTTGATCGGGTTCAATACCTTTTGACCAAGTGCGCTCGTAAGATTTCCAGCTGTGGACTGGATACGAGCTTCGAGCCGGGCCATAGCGTCACCAATAGCCCCGAAAGCTGTCTTATACGATCCGGACATATTGTTAGCCGAATTCGTAAAGACTGAGCCTAAACTGTGGACTTTTGAGCTGATCCGGCTTGCCATAGAGTCAACGCTATTTGCCATTTCAGCAAAAGCGCTCTTTGGCGATTTGATCGCTTTTGAAATATCGAAGTCAAAAGCCTTTTTAATTTTCGAGTTAATGCCGGCCCCAAGTGTCGCGACGTCATTCTTCATCGCACCTAAAACTGATTTAATATCAGCCGATACGCGAGTAAATGCCTTCCTTATGGGGTCAGGTAATTTTGCGCCGATGTTAGAAGAGATACGCTGTAACTCTCCGAGGGCGATTTTGAATCCACCGGTCAACCCTTGGCCGATCTTGGATCCGATATTCTGGTTACTGTTTGCGAGCCGGTTCATAAGCTGACCGACTTCACGAATCATCTGATTTGCGCTCTTTGACGCTTCCTGTGCTGCGTTTTGAAATGCTTTACGCGTCGAACTCACGACGTCACTCATTGCCTTTTCATACCCAGTTAAGTCCGCGCCGATAATCGCTTCTATTGATCCGTCAAACGCCATCGCCCCACCTCCTATCTATCTATTTCTGAAATGTTCATTAAGACGCTCGATCTTCTCGAGCATACCTTGAGAGCTTTCGCGCTCTTCGCGCTGTCTGAATAGACGACGCACTTTCTCGCGATCCTTTTTCTTGCTCAACTTGCCGAAGTCCGCTTTTTTAGCGTTCAACGTATAGCGCAAATTAAAAGCAAGTTCAACGAGGTTTTCCCGTTCTTCGATCGCTCGATAATAAAGGCCCTCGCGAATCGCGTCAAGCTCGTTCTTTGTACATGAAAAAATAATATTCGGGTCAGTTAGACCCAAACGCGCACATTCTATTAAGAGATTGCGTTTTTCAAGCGCCCAATTTGCGCCTCCGTCTGTTCGATCTGAAGTTCCGCTTGTGCCTTGTCTTCCGCTGTTTCTGCTTTTGCTTTGAGATACTTCAATCCCAGCTCGAGATTTTCTAAGTATTTCGAAACTTTCTCTTTGAAAAAACCAGAATCAACCATCTCTTCTTCCAAAGCTTCGAATAGTGGCTCTGTGCTTTCTGCTCCGAGATCTTCCATTTTGTCCGCGATCGCTTTGATTGCTTCTTCATCGCTTACGGCTTTCGCTTTTTTGCTCGCGCATAGCTTGATAAGATCCACAAGGGCTGAATCGTTACGATCCACAACGCGAAGGAATAGAGCACCGACACCATCTTCATTGCGTGATCCGTCTGGTCCTTGAGATCCCAAGTCACGATTGACCTTGTACATGGTCATATAATCAAATTTGATTTCGATTGCGCGGCTTCCGACTGTAAATTCCATTGAATAACTCCTTTTTTGTCAAAAAAATAAAAGCAAAAGGGCGATCGAAGCCCCTTTGCTTGAAAAATTAGCGTGTGATATTGTTGTAATCGCCTGTTGTTTCGCCCGGGTTTTGATACTCGTAAACGTCGTTCAACATTGCGATTTCGTCCGCTGAAAGTGGGAACTTACCATCGCGAAGACGGCCAACGATACCGACTGTATAGTTAAGTTCAACGAATCCATCGACCGCGTCCGTAAATTCGATATCGTCCGTGATTTTACCATATCCGAATTGTGCTGGATATGTATCTTTTCCGGTTGATGTTTCTTTGACTGACTCGTCAACGATAACGCGCCAGATCTTAACAGATTCCCCTGTTTTCTGCGCGTTAAGAATAACTTCGACTGACGGATCTTTAGGCGCGAAGTATTGAGTTAACTCGATTGAGTGCTCATCTGTTGCCTTTTCAAGCAAGCGCCCTTGTTGCGTCTGTTCGTCGATGTATTCGCCACCCATCGTTGTCGTACCGTCTGTACGATAGGCTGGAAGCATTGCTCCATTGCCTTTCTCAGCGTGGATCGATTGAATGAAATAAAATACTTTTTTACCTACGACCGGTTTCGCGATCGTAATTTTGATTTTTGCTTTATCTTCAGCTTCACCCATTTATTAATTTCTCCTTTTAAAAGATTGTATCTGTTAATGCAATGACAATATGATAGACTTCACGGCCTACCGTATCGTCTAAGAGTACGCTCGCGTTTACGTTGCGATTGTGGCCGATCCTGCGAAGGGCCTCAGATTTGACCTTCTCGACCCCGGCCCGGCTTTCCGTGCCCGGTAAGAAGATATCAATCTGTACGCGCATATCCTCGATTATAAGCCCCGTTTGAGCTGTTTTTGACGTGTCCGAACTAGATTGCCCGATCACTAGAAACGGCTCGAGTGTGTCTTGTTTTGGTAGCTTAAATTTGATCGGAATATTGAGCGGTTTTAATTTTTCGCGTAAATTTGCGAGCATTTGAACTGAAGGCGTTTCGTTTGCCATGAATCACCTCCTAAACATTTTACGAAGGTTTTTAAATAACGCTTCGCTTTCTTCCTTAACGGCTGGACCAAGAAACGGCTGGGCCTTCATCTTACGAGTTCCAAGCTCCACATAGACCGAATAACCAGCGGGAGACGTTACTTTGTACCGTAACATACCCATTCGAGCAACAAAGATCCCGTTTCGCATGAATCCGGTATCGACTGCTGCTTTCATTTTGGCTTTCCGTTCCACACGCAAGGCCGATCGTTGCAATTCTGCCGATACAGCCCGACGCGCTTCCCGTGGCTTGTTTTGGACCTTCCGAATGAACTTGTCCAGCCCCTTTACAGTATATGAAAAACTCATAAGTAAATAACCGTGCTATTATGATGATATCGTTTGCCCTTGATTTTGAGCCTGTGGCCATTGTAAATCACTTCCGAGAATCCCTTATAAGTGCCTTGTAAGTGCAATTTGAACGAATCAAAATCGTACTTACCAAAGAGCCCCATCATCTCATGATTAGATAATGAATTTCGCATACAAGGGACCGGAAAACTCTTCTTTGTTTCCGTGCTCTCAAGCAATTCGTCTTCCGGCTCTTCCTCAAAGATCAAGGTTACGCGTTCGTTATAGATCATACACGCGCCTCCTTTAAATGAATCGAGCGATTCCGCGGGCCCGATGTTTGATCGCAAGGCCTTGTAATACGGCCTTATGCTCATCTGTTAGATAGCTAGACTCCCAAGTGAAGCTCCGGCCTTCCTCGCTGTCCGCTGTCGCGCCTTCCGAGTTTAGTCGATTAAAGCGACTGACGGCAACGTCTCGAAGGATATAAGCTACGCTTTCGGGCAATTCCTCGAGTGCTGTTTCCGAGAATTGATTGACGTAAGCGATCATACGCTCGAAGCTATCCCGTACAATAAGCGCCAATAAATCGTCTTGCTCTTGGTCAGCTTTGGGAATACCCTTTAAAAGTCGAAGCTCTTCCGTTACTTGATCGATATTGATTGCTGTCATCGCTAAAACCTCCTAAAACTAGGCTGCTACTGCTGACGCTGGCACTTCGATTGTAGCTTCTACCACACCGTCCGGAATTTCAGCAAAGAGAACGTTAGCGCCAAAGAATACTGACTCGAAAGTCAAGTTATTCAAGTGACGATCACGCGCCACACCGATCAAACCTGTTTCGTCGGTAAAGTCCGCAAACAATCCGCCAAGATCTCCACCAGACACGTTCAAGTAAGCGAAAACAAGGTTTTCAACGGCTGTTGTATAGATCTTTCCTTGTGGGCATGAAGGCATAACAATAACGTTTTGCATACCGAGGAAGTTTTGGAGAAGTGTGAATCCGAATACGTTTGAAGCGTCAGACGCAACGGCTGTTGTTCCAAGGTATTCAGCCACATCAAGCGGGTTGACGAAAGAAACAAGTGGAGAGCCTTCGAACTCGTTGAACGTGGTCAATTTGCCCCAGCTATTCGCAAGAGCTTGTTGAAGGCTTTTTCCTTTAACTTTTGTTTTAGTCTTTTTAAGGTAAGCTAAGAAGTCGTCCTTGATTCCGTTTTGAATCTCACGAAGTAAGCGTGTGTCTGCTTCTGTGATAGCGCGTGACGCTCCGTGACGTGCGATCGCTTCCGCTGATACAGCACGACGTTTCTTGAACCATTCTACTGTGTATTCTTGGTCCTTCGCGCGTGTCATTTTAGAAAGCGGAATTGTTTCACCTTCAGCGGTTTTAGTTGTGTCAACATCTGCGGTCCATTTGTAAGTTTGGATCTTTAAGTCGTTAGTCAACTCTTGGCGACGTGTAACGCCCAAAAGTCGAAGTAAGTCATTGATATTTTTAGAGAACTTATTGACAAAATCAATTGATTTAATTTCGCCCAAGTCATTCATGGTTGTTAGTTTTGTTTCAGCCATATTTTAATAGCCCTTTCTAATTTTTAAATAGTCCAATGTTTGCAGCGATCATTGCTTGACGCTCTTCGTCGTTTTCAATAGCCATGATCTCCGCTTTCGTCATAGATACTGGGCCCGTACCCTTGCGAGGCGCTTTCTGCGTTAAACGTTCATCGACGCGGGTTTCTACTGCTTTATCAAAGATTTTTCGCAACGTGCCGATTTTCTCTTTCGTGGCTTCGGCTGTTTCATCGATCACAAAATCGATAAACTCGCCCGGAAGTCCTTCCTCGCTCAATAGCGTTTGAGTGGCCACGCGCATTTCTTTAATCGCAAGAGCTCGCTCGCGTTCTTCGATCGCTTGGATCCGTTTTGCTTCCTCTTCTTTCGCGCGTTCGTCTTTGGTCAGCTTCGCGAGGCGTTCGCCTTCGCTTTTGGCCTTTTCGATCGCTTCAGCTTGTTCAGCTTCCCAGCTTGCCCGTGCTTTGGCAACTTCGGCTGCGATTGCTTTTCCAAACTCTGCGCGTGTAAAGGTACGTTCTGCCTTTTCCTGCTTGGTCTCGACTTGTTCTTCTTGAGTGACGTCTTGCTCAATAGCTTCAGTCTCAACTGCTTGTGTATTTTCTGACATATTTTTCCTCCGACGGTTACGCCGTCACCCGATTGTTCTCGTTTTACGTTCGGCAACGAAACAATGCAGCTTTTAACGTCCTCCGCATAGTCTGGACAATAAAAAATAGCGGTCTATTCCCGCTTGTCAAGATACCGGATCACCTCCGATCACTTATCCTTGTCACCTTGTGACTGTTTAATGCTATTTATGATACCTTCGATCATTCCAGCGAGTACGGCCCAACCTGCCACGACTAGAAAGGCAAAGCAAAAAAGGCCCGCTGTGTAAGATACCATATCCCAGATACTAATCACTCGATCCCTCCTCTCCGATTTCTCCCGCGTCCGGCATGATCGTAGATCGACAATTATAATGGAACGGGGGCATATTCACCCCGACTTGCGCGTCCTCGAGCTTATAGAGCTTATCTTCTTGTGCGATTCGCCGGCAAATTTGAGTCGTCCGATCGTCTAGCACGACCAAAATCCGATAGTATTCAAGCCCGGCTTTCTGGTAACGCTTGATAGTGGCCCGATTTATGACGGCTGTCGCGTCGGTCCTTACCAATGTTTCAGCTCGGGACCGTGCCACGTTGAATTCTTTTCGAATCTCGCGGGCCATCTCTTGCGGGCTATCTCCACGTATGAAGCCTTGTTTGAATACTTCTTTCAACTTTTGCGCGAGGCTGTCGGTATTTCCCCAAAGTTGCTCGGAATAATTCCGACCATTAAAGGGCGTCTTGATAATCTCTTCAAACGCTGGACGATTGACCGCGCCTGTACGGCCTCCCATAGCTTTTCTGTACGCGTATTCTGCGACGTTGAATAAATACCTTTCGAAGCTCTTATGAAGCGCTCCTGTGAGCACTCCGAGCCTGTGGATAGCTTCCAACTGCAAAGCCTCGATTCTGATCGCTCGAGCTGACGCGTATTGTTGATTCAATCGCTTCAATAGCTCTGGATCCTTTTCGGCCTGTTCGCGGTATAACGTCGCATTATCCACATAGTCGCTGAGATCCTCACCTCGAAGGCGCTTCGTTGCGTCTTGGTAAGTGAGTTCGTGATCTTCAGCGTACTTTGTGTAAAAGTCGAACAACGACTTTTGAAGCCTTACCGCCTCGTTGCGGTAAGTTTTTTCTAACTCAGCGAAAAAGTCTATATCTTTTCGGTCAACGTATTCGAATATCTCCCGGGCGCGTGCTTCCCAGTATTCATCATGGGCGCTTATCTTCATTTTCTTCATTCGTTGCTACCTCGCCGGCTTGTGGCTCGATTCGTGGGAGCATTTCAAGCGCTTTTTCCGTCTCTTCTTTCATACGCTTCAATTCAGCTTCAGCATTGACCCCGGTCACTTGCTCAAGAATTTCGACGATCGTTTGTTCACTTACCACGCCATAGAGATTTTTTGCAATAGTAACTAATTCGGCGTCATTCTGTGGTAAGTTTGGCGTAAATACGACGTCTGTCTCATTGATAAGGTTGTAATTGTCGGTGTCGTTGCCCTTGATCTTCCAGATATTGACAGCTAAACGCAAGCGACGCATGAGACCTTTTTCAAACAAAAGCTCTTGCTTACCGCGATAGTTATCCG